CGCCAGGTCGAAAGGGTCAGCAGAAAATCCCGCGCCAGCAACACCTTGCCGGTGCGCGCCTCAATCGCCGCGATGGCCGCGCGCAGGAAGCTGATCAACACCGCCTCCTGCAACCCCGCCTCGTCAAACCCGGTGCCCAGACGCAGATGCGCCTTGAACGCCTCTTGCGGCAGGACTGCCTCTGGCACCGGTGTCACTTCATTCAACATCATCTCTTCACTCCAACGGCTGTTCGTTCGGGGGCTGCTCGGGCTGGCTGTTGCCGGATGGGTTGGGGCGGATGCGCGCCGGGCTGCTGCCGCGGGACGGAAGGGGAGCAGCTGGACGACAGTGGCCGGGGCGCGCATCCGCAGACGGCACCGGCGAGCCGACACCGCCATCGGTCCAAGCGTCAGCTCAGGCCGAATTTCAGCAGCTTGATGGCCGCAAAATCGCTGACGTCACCGCCCACACGTTTGGTGGCATAGAACAGCACATGGGGTTTGGCGCTGAAGGGATCGCGCAGCACCCGCAGATCCGGGCGTTCGGCGATGGTGTAGCCAGCCGCGAAATCGCCAAAGGCCACCGCATAGCCGTTCACATCGGCGTCGGGCATATCCTCAGCAATGACAACGGGATAGCCCATCAACCGCGCCGGTTCTGCGGCAGCCAGACCATCGGACCACAGGAAGCGGCCATCGGCGTCCTTCAACTTGCGCAGCAGACCGGCGGTTTTGGAGTTCATCACAAAGCTGGCGTTCGCCCGGTACTGCGCGCCAAGCGCATAGACCAGATCAATGATCGCATCCCCATCGCCGATATCGCCCTCAACACCGGTGGTGACATAGCCAATGTTGCCCCAGCTCCAGCTGTCATTGGCCACCACCGGGTGGTAGAGGATGCCGGTCGGCTTGTCATTGCCATCCCCCATGATGAAGGCGGCGGCCTCTGCACGGGAGAATTTATCCGCGATGCGCCCCGCCAGCCAGCCCTCGATATCGAAGGCGCTGTCATCCAGCAGCCGCTGCGACGCCTTGGGCAGCGCGCTCAGCTCATGCAGCGGGATGGTGATCCGGTCGATCACCGGGGTGGATGTCTCGGTCACGGCGCCGGTTTCATTGGCCCAGCCATGGCCCACATCTCCATGGTCGATCAGCACGTCATAAGATGTCGCCTCTACCATCACCACCGACGCCACTGCGCGGATGGAGGCGGTGCTGGAGAGTACCGATTTCACGCTCTCGGCGGTTTGCGGGTCAACCAGATAGCCACCATCGCCATTGACGGTGGTGTTCATCGCCTTGGCATCCAGATCAAGACCACGCAGGGCAGCATCATCACCGGAACGGAGATAGGCATCCAACGCCTTTTGATGGGGGGCCGTGCCCGCATCAGCTGCGGCCAGAGGGGGACGATTGGCAAAGTGGGATTTGCGATCCAGCATGGTCATACGCTCTTCTGTCTGTTTCAGTTTCAGGGCAATGTCGTCTTTGAACCCGTTGAAATTATGCACGAAGTCGGCAACGGCCTGCTTGACCTCCTGCGGGGCCACATGGGAGTGGGCCGTTGGGTCCGGATGGGATTGGGTGTGGCTCATCTGTCTGTCCTTTGGGTCGGTTGGAGAAGACGGGAAACGGTGATGTGCTCAGCCGAGGGGGGCGAGACTGGCCCCGCTGCGCAACATCTCGATCACCTCGCGCCAGATCTGCGGTGTTTCGCCCGGATCGCTCAGATCCGGCTCAGCGGATGTCGATTTGGCGGCAGTCACGGGCTGTGCCGTGGGGGTGACACGGGCGGCGGGCAACATCGGGAAGGTCACCAGCGACACCTCCCAGAGATCCAGTTCCGCGAGGCAGCGACCGCCGCCTTTGCGCGCGGTGGCGCGGCGGGTGCGATAGCCGATGGAAAGACCATCCAGCGCCCCCACCGCGATCAGCGCCGCAGCCTCGGCGCCCTTTTGGGTGCGGGTCAGAATGCGGCCTTTGACATACAGGCCACGGGCATCTTCGCGCACGACGTCCCAGACACCGATGGGCTGGGCCGGATCATGCTGCCAGAGCATTTTCACCGCGATACCCGCCTTTGAGAGGCGGTCGAGGGACGCCTGATAGGCGTGGGGTTGCACCAGATCACCGCCGCCATCGACGCAGCCGAACAGGCTGGCGTAGCCGCTGATCACGACCATATCGTTGGCCTCAGCCCCGATGGTCAGATCCTCGCCGAAGCGGGCGAATTTATGTTCCAGATGCTCATCATGTCGCATCATCTTCCCCTTATATCTCATTGGATTCATGGGCATTACTGCACCACCAGAAAGGACTGAAAAGCCTGTGCAAGAATGACCGCAGCAACGCCGTAGACGGTGAGCCAGAGCCGTTTTTCCATCCGCTCCATCATCATTTCCAGCCGATCGAGCCGACGGTTCATCGCCTCCTGCTGGATTTCGGCGATGCGTTCATGGGCGGTGAGCCGCAGCCCCGGCGAGCATTCAAACGGCGGGATCGGGATCTCAGTCATCGCGCTCGGCCTCCTCTTGCGGCGGCAGGCCCAGAAGGCGGCGTTTTTCTGCCACGGTCAGAAAGTCGGCGCTGGCCACACGGCGCCACTGCGCCTCGCGTTCGGAGGCCAGCGCCGACACCTGATCAAGGTCCGGTTTCAGGGTGACCGCAGACCCCTGATAGCGCGACAGCCAGTCCGACAGCGTGGCCGTGACACGGGTCACAAGGGGCAGCACGGTGAGACGATAAAAGGCACGATTGGCCTCCTGGTAATTGGCATAGGTGGCATCGCCCGGCAGTCCCAGCAGCATCGGCGGCACCCCAAAGGCCAGCGCAATTTCGCGCGCGGCGGCGTCCTTGGTCTGGTGAAATTCCATATCCGAGGGCGAAAACCCCATCGGTTTCCAGTCCAGCCCACCTTCCAGAACCATGGGTCGCCCAGCATTACGCGCCCCCTGAAAATTGGCCTCGACTTCATCGCTCAATCGGCGAAACTGGTCGTCTGACAGGGCTCCCTGCCCATCACTGCCCGCCCAAACCAGCGCCCCTGAGGGGCGCGCAGCGTTGTCCAATAACCCTTTGGACCATTGAGACGCTGCTGAATGCACATCCAACGAAAGCGCCGCAGCCTGAATCGGTGCTAGCCCATAGTGGTCATCCTGCGGATGAAAGTTCTTCAGATGCAGGATCGCAGCACGCCCGCCCTCACAGGCAAAGCGATGCTTGCGCCCGCCCACCGTGTAGTCATAGGCCTGTGGCCAGCCATCTGGCCCAGGGACAATCGACATGCGATCGGGGCGCAGCAGGTGCAGCTCCGCAGGCCAGTTCTCGTCCTCGCTCACGGCCTCTACATAGGCGTTTCCAGAAAGCATCAGGTGGCCAAACAGAGTTTCGAAGAAATCCTGTCGGGTCTGCGCCGCATTTGGGCGAGTGATGAGCGTGAGCAACGGATGGGTCTCATACCGCTGCGCAGCGTCCTGCACCACCAGCGGCAGCGCTGCTGCTGCTTCGATCACCATACGCACCGCGCGAAAGCCGACGGGGTTGCTCTGGTAACCCAGACGCGTCAAGGAGTTGTTATCCCTTGCACTGAGCGGGAATGCCCCACCGGCCTGAATAGCAATACCACGCGTGGCGGCACTGGACTTGGACTGCGTTGCATTAGCCGGAACCGCCAGAGGCTCGCTGGGCTGTGTCTTGCGCCAAGGTAGGTCAAACCTCATGGGCCGCTCCTGTAATCAAGTCTTCGGGCATCGCGCCCTTTGCAGAAGAAAAGATATGACCTGGAGATCTAAAGATCCGCGATGGGCAGCGTGCTCGCCTCGCGAAACGGAGAGTCTATGGCACTGTATTTAAGGGCATATACCTCTGTGTGAGATGTTGCATCGCCCCATAGGCCTAGACCATTCGGGCCCGTGGCAGGCCTTTGCGCAGGCTCGGTTCCAGGATAAGCTGGTGCAGCGCCCAAACCAGTGCATCAACCCGGTCCGGAGAGCCCTGCCCCTGAAAGCCCTGTTGCGACATCTGGCACATCTGCTCTTCCAACTCCGCCAGGCCTGGCAAATGATGCACCCGATGCTGCTCATAAAGTGCGGCAACAGGTTCTGCGCGCACGACCTTCCCCCGGCTGGCGTGAACTGGCTGAAAACCCACCAATGGGTCGATCTGGCGCAACAGATTTTCCACCAACGCGCCCCCCTGGTTTACCTCGGCCACCACCCGATCGGCTGCAAACTCCTGATGTGCTGCGATCACCGCCTTGGCCCAGGCCAGCGGGCCGACCCCCTGAACTGTGCGGTCCGCCAAGACATAGGCGCGCCAAGTCTCCACTGGCCCCTGCAGGCAGGCCCCCGCAACAATGATCCCACAGGCATCCGAACCCTTCCCCGAACTTACAGCCGGATCCACCGCCACAACGATACGGTCCAGCGCAGGGGCTGTGGGCACCTGCAACTCGGCCAATTGAGCGGCCCGCCAAATTGCCCCCTCAACGTCGCTCAGTAGAATCCCATCCAGCTCCTGACGCCCCAGTCGGGACCCTGCATAGCGGGCGCGGACTTCGCTCAGGAACGACGGCGCCAGATTGGCCCGGTTGGCCTCGGTGGCTGCGTGGCTTTTCACCGTTGATGGGCTTGCCAACAGTTGCCGCAACAGGGCTGCGTTACGCGGAGTCGTGGTCACACAAACGCGCGGATCATCCCCCAACCGCAGCGAAAACTGCAGCATATCCCAGGCCTCTCTCGCGCGCCGCCATTTGGCCAGTTCATCCGCCCAGGCAGTGTCAAACTGCGGCCCGCGCAGTGCCTCAGGGT